GGGAGGGAGTTAATTACTATGAACTCTTTAACATTGTCTCTGAATTAGTAACACAAAAGGAGGCACAATCTCATGCCTAAGTATAACTTAACAGCAGCACAGCAAGATGATCTTATTGCTGCATATTGTGAGTTAATTTGTGATAGTATGGACTGGAAATCTATGGAGCAGTTTGTGTATCAAACTCTCATAGAAGATTATTCTAATTTATCACATGACGAATTATTAGAGGATATTGAATTAACAATGTGTGATGTCGTATTAGAGGAGTTAATTGATAACATTGGTGACGTAGAGGTTGTTGATAACAATTCAACACATACTTACTCACTAAATGTTGATGAGTCCATCACATTCCCAGTACATAAAAAATAGAGTATTTATGTACTATTCGGGTCAGCTGACTTTTTTATCATAAGCGAGGCAGCTGGATTTTTTATTTAATTGCAACCAGTTTGCGAACTGACCACTAGCACCCCACAGGGTGCTTTTTTATTGTTATTATACATGTATGCAAAAAACATACACGCTTCAAGAGGTCCACGATCTCAAACCAAAGAAGCAAGTGCCTCAATTTTACCTTAACAGGTATCCCAACGCAACCTACCAGGAATACGTTGATGACTTGCATGAATTTCTAAATGGGATGTAACCACATCCCAACCAATTCACAAACTGGACCACATCATGCTTTTTTTCCTTGCCTTCTTGCTATACTGTGTATGTACTCAAGCAAATCTCATGCAACGACTTGAACTCATCATGGGCAGGGACATTCCCGACAATGGCACTGTTACTGACCACATGATGAACGATTTTATTCGTAAGGAGATCATGCCTCATTTTGAGTATGGCACTTTCATAGATGGCGAAGGTCTCTGGAAGGGTTGCCTAGAGCAAACCAAGATTTTCTATCTTGAGTGTGCTGACTCTGAGGTTGATGAGCACATGCTGAGTTTGAACTGCATCGCTGCGGCGTACAAGAAACAGTTCAGGCAAGACAGTGTTCTAATCTCTCAAGTACAAACCCACAACGCATTTATTTAATGAGCATCCGCTATTGGACACCCAACGACCAACGCAACGGGAGAATCATCACATTCTCCTCTATGTCTAAGGCGTTGGACATGCTGGCATTCTATCAAGGTGCTGGTATCAGATGTGAACTCGTATGACTAGCAAGCAACTAATCAAGCTCGCTAAGTCTTTGGGTTGGGTGCTTGCCCGTCATGGTAGCAAGCACCAAATCTTTAGTCATGCGAATTCCCTCAAGCGTGTTACTATACCATATCACACCCGTGACCATGTTGGGACATTGATCCGTAAACAGTTACAGAGTGTAACGCTCGCTTGAACCATTACCCCACATCCTCTATAATAAGAGTATGAAAAACATTTTCTTGACTAACGCTGCTGCTCGCCGTGACCCCGCCGTCATCGCAGCAATGGCAGCAATCCTTGAAAGATTTGAGAGGACTGGATCTTACGATCTCCCAAATCCTTACAGTTGCCAACCTCACACCCGTGAGATTTCACCTGTTAATTTCTTACAAGACGTGATGGACGACATGGGCGACCCACGGTTCTAAACAGTCTAACACACCCTGTCCGAAATGACAGGGTTTTTTTGTGGGTGCGGTGCGTGGGGCGATGCCGAGTGGGACTCCTAACGATATGCAAGTCTACAAAAGTATCCCAACGACATATAAATATTTCTACCAAATTGAATATTCAAAACCTTGATTTTGAAAAAAATTTTCCAGCAAAAAAATGATGAAAAAAGACGAGCAACAAGAAAACGCCCACAAGCAACTTATGGAGGATCCAAAGTATGCTGTGCATGTGCATGACGCACAGATCAATAGGATGGCAGAATACTTAGAGAAACTCGCAGAGAAAATCCAAGATGATGATAAGAGAATCAAAGCTTTGGAAGATGCGTTATATAAATTGGAGGAAACAGTAAGATTCGGAAGACCTTCCCCTGAAACTGATGGACCACCAGAATTAAAGGATTTTATTCATGAATAAGAACTACCAACAAATATTAGATAACTTTGAGGAATTTTGTGATGGATTTGAAGCAGGAGCCGCCCTTAGATTCTCAGGAAGAGATGCAGAGAGCAGACAAGCAATTGACCATAAAGCAGTTGAGCGAGCAGCTCCAACAGTTGTCCGACAGATTGACACACCTAGAGCAGAGGACTTCTCGCTTAGAAGCACCTCAATTGATGTACAAGCGTCCGAAGTCGGAGACTCATGAGAAGATCTCTGAGACACTTGACTATCTACATAATTCAGTAGAGGAATTGATAAATGGCATTACCACTGATTAATGTATATGCATACACGATGGGTGGTATTGGTCCTGTTGAGACCAAAGACATATCTGCATTAGGTAAGTTATCTGAAAAGAATGGTGTACCATTTTATGCTGGTAGATTCTATCCGAAGAATCATGACGCAAAGTGGCAGTTATTTAACTTAGGGTTTAATAGTCAGACTGCTCCTTGGATGACATGGGAGGATTTAGGTCCAACTCAGATATGGATGTTACCAGCATTTGAGGATGAGAGGATCACTAAGCTTAAGGTAAGTATTGATAGAATAGATCTTTGGCCAGAAAGAAATAGTTCTGAAAATGATCTTCCACCTTGGGAGCAAACCCCGTGGGATGATCAGATGCAACAGAGGCTCTGGGGATCCACTGATCTTACTTTAGAAGGTACAACGGAACTCGCTGGAAGCGGTGGTTGTATTGATCCAGGTATCACGATTACCCAGAATATGACATCTAGTGCGTTAACGCTAGGTTATGTCGGTATCGCTGAGCTTACTGGGCATTTTACAGAATATGCTTTTTATGATCAGGAATTACAGATCATGAATGGAGAGTCCTATGGTATGCCTCAGATGAGAGGTCAAGCATGGATATATTTCAACGAGTATCAACCCGATGAGACTTTGAATGCTCAAGAGGCGACTGAGGAGCAGTTATATAACTATAAAGAGTTTTGGAGAGTGCGAAGTGATGGAGTGTGGATACGCCGTAACGCCGAGCCTCCGACCAAAGGTAAATTAGAGTTTAAGGATGATATACTTGGATTACCAGAAGATATGGAGCATTGGGTTGTTCCACTTGATAGTGATTATGGTCAATGGTTGAATAGTGATATAGATGTTGCTGATACCTTTGGTAATACTAAATGGGATTACCACACGAAGTATTTACAGCAAACTGATCCACCCATAGCATATACTAGTCCAAATGAAATTTCCATTCCTGGTATGGGGCAAATGTTAACTTATAAACCTTCTAATCTTGATACTGTTGTATATACGATAAAAGCAGCAGCAGAAGTATTAGTTGTTCCTGATGTTATGCCTGGTGCGACTCGTGAATGGTGGAAGGATGTCTCTCAGAATGCAGCAGAGACCTATGGAGCATACTTGGCAAGCAATATATGGTATTTCTACCTTCCTGTACGTTTCAATGGCACTAAGATGGCAGATCGTACAGAGTTCCTTCTAAATAGAGCTGGCATCAAACGCCGTGATGAACCTTATTACGTTGCACCATAATGGCAGGACAACCAATTGGACTACATGCACCAAACATGTATGTGAATCATGACATACACCCTATCCCTATACCAAAACCAGCAGTTAAGAACCCTGCTGGCAAAGTAACAGAGTCTCTGGGATATTCTTCTAATGTAATCGTAAATGGAAGAGAGGTTCATCGTCTAGGTGATGAGTTTGTAGAACACACTGCTCCATTACTACCACCTCCACCTCCACACTCTGATAAAATTGCCGATGTGGGCAATCCACGTATTCTTGTGAATGGTAAAATCATTGTAGGTCAAGGTGCTAATATAGCTCCAGGTGGAAAAGTATTGATGGGAAGTTACAGTGTTTACATGTGACCAATTTATGCTATAATATTACCAGTTTAAGATTATTATGTCATTATACAACGATGGGAATTATGTTCCTGCAAAACCTAAGACTACAAGACAAGGATCGTCTAAGAATACGAAGCTTTCCGCAACTTCACGTAACAAAGCAAGAAAGCGGTATAGAGGACAAGGAAAGTGACTTATCAGGCACTACCTAAAGAATTACATATAAAAAACAGTCCCATAGCAGGTCAAGGTCTTTTTGCGAAAGAAGACATACCTGCTATGATGTATCTTGGTATATCTCATGTGGTAGTGGATAAGGAGATTATGAGAACTCCATTAGGAGGTTTTGTAAATCATTCTGATGAACCTAATTGTGTTAAATGGTTGGATGACCAAGAATGGGGTGATATCTATCATATGAAGACTATTAAGGATATTAAGAAGGGTGAGGAGCTATTTCTGTGCTATACATTTTATAAAGTAGAATAAAGTCGCTAAATATAACTGACTTCGTATATTGTCGGTAAATGGCGGCCACGTTGTCCTTTAAGGACATTAATATTACATTCAAGAAGCATCCCGTTACTAATGACTTAGTTGTTAGTAGGGATGCTTCTGCTATTAAGCAGTCAATTGTAAATTTATTGATGACCAATAAGGGTGAGCGTGTATACCAACCAGAGTACGGCAGTGATCTTAGAAGATTTTTATTTGAACCTATGGATTTTGCTACAGCAGCATCAATCCAAAGTAATATAGTATCAACCATAAAGAAATTTGAACCACGTATAGGAGTACTGAGTCTGGTAGCTACTCCAAACTTTGATGAGAATGGATTTGATGTTGAGATGACATATGAAATACGAGGTACAGATAATCCACCAGTCAATGTAGACTTCTTCCTTGCAAGGACGAGATAATGCCATATACCCAAGTAAACAATTTAGACTTCGCTGATATTAAGACAGCTCTCAAGGACTATATGAGAGCACAGTCAGATTTTACGGACTATGACTTTGAAGGTTCCGTATTAAGTAATATGCTTGACGTATTGGCATATAATACGTACTACACAGCGTTCAATACCAATATGGTAGTGAATGAACTGTTCCTTGATTCCTCTACTCTCAGGGACAATGTGGTATCTTTGGCAAAGCAGTTGGGTTACACTCCAAAGTCCATTACTGCACCAAAGGCAGTAGTTGATCTAAGTATAACCTTTAGTAACCTTGCACCAGATACTGTTGTATTTGAAGCTGGTAGTGGATTTATTACTAATTACGATGGATCCCTTTACAGATTTGTTGTAGCAGAAGATTATAGAACTGAAGTTAGTAATAAGGTTGCAACTTGGACTAATGTTCCAATTTATGAAGGATCATTAATAAACACAAGAACTGTTGTTAGTACTTCAGTATCAAATCAAAGATTTGTAATTGAAAATCCATCTGCTGATACTAATACAA